CATTAAAGTCCTCACGTAATCAATAAGGCCTGACGGCCAACACCTGTATAAGTAGCCAGTATTATTCCACAGCGATTCCGGATCGCCTACCCCTGATTTGAGATTTCTGCCGAGGTATAGCGCAGCAGCCCCTCTAGTGCGGCCTTCACCGTTTGTCGGCGGACCTCGTCACGGTCACCGGCGAAGTGCTGCACCTCGCTGAATACCCGTTCGCCAACGCCCCAGGCCAGCCATACGGTGCCCACCGGTTTGCTTGGCGAGCCGCCATCCGGCCCGGCCACGCCACTGACTGCCACGGAAAAAAACGCACGGCTTTTATCCTGCGCACCTTTGGCCATTGCTTCGACCACCTCGCGACTGACCGCCCCCACCGTAGTGAATAACTCCACAGGGACGTTCAATTGCAGGTTTTTCTGCAGATTGGAGTAGGTGACATAACCCGCCTCGAACCATGCCGAACTGCCGGGAATTCGGGTGATTGCCTCGGCGATCCCGCCGCCGGTACAAGATTCTGCCGTAGACACATGAGCATTGAGACGCTGCAATTGCCTGCCAAGGTCATCGGCCAATTGGGTGATTACTTTCACGGTCATCTCCTGATCGGGCGGAATGAGACTAACCGTACACCAGCCCATCGCACTTGCAAGTGACAGGACCGATCAAAGTGTTAGCGGGTGAGTGTTTTGACATACGCCTGACAGGCCTGCAAAGCGATCAGTCCACGGTCACCGACGTCGGTGATGGCGATAATTCGTTGAGCATGCGCCGGGTCAAGTCGGGCGCGTACGGCGCCATGATCCAGGCCGCCGGGGCCGGGGGCGGCTGGCACTGATCCGATTGAAGGCGTGTCAGTGGCATCGAGGAGGACTGACAGCCGGACATCAGCAGTGGCAAGACGATCGCGCAAACGAGCTTGATGACGTTCAGCATCGGTTAGCACCTGGTAATGATTTTTTTCATTGGCGGCCAATTGCCGCTCAAGCCGCAATCGCAGGTCATGGTCTGCCTTCTGCCGAGTGGCCGCAGCCAGCGCCAGCTGGTTCAGTGCCTCACCCTGCAACCGGGCTTGCTCTGCGAGTTGCCAGCCGTACCGCCAATCCTGAACACGCCACGCCAACGCTGCCGAGCCGCCCAGCAACACGGCAAGCAACACAGCAACGCCGAAGATCCGGTAGGACAGCGGAATCAGACCGAAGACTGGCATAACACCGCCCTCGCCCGCGCCCAGAGCTGCAAGCGATCCTGCAAACCGTTCAGGCCGCCGTTGATGCGACGGGTGATGCTGTTGAACTGGTCGCGGTCGGCCAGCCCGTTGAGGCCATTGCGCTCCCAGAACCACGCGGCGGATGCTGCAGCCCATTGCGGCTGCTCCAGCAGTTCAGGCGACGCCAGCAAACGCTCATCGCCAAACAGATCGAGGCTGCACTGGCGATAGTTGTTGCGGCCGGTAATCTGGATCAGGCCACGGCCGCGATAGCGTGAGCCATCGCCATCAGGCTCAGGGGAGTTACCCAGGCGTGCGGCCAGCGTGCCGGTATCGTATTTGCTCAGATATTGATCGGAACCCAGTTCGCGCACGTGTTGCAACTGCCCCGACTCATGACCGATCTGCGCAAGAAATGCGGCAACGCGCAGAGGGGTATTGATGTCATGTCGGGACATGGCGCTGTTGAGGGCGGAAATAAAAACGCCCGCTTGGGAGCGGGCGTTGGGGAAGATCTTTAGTAACTGTTGCTCGGTGCAATGCATCACTTGCTCCTCGTATATTACGTTGGCCCCAGGCACGTCGCTGCGACGATGCAGCGATAGCTGTTCTGACGGCTGCCGCTGGCCGTGACCTTGTCGATCGACCAGCGCCCTCGCATGAAGTCGGGCCAACTGTCGTCCAGCACCACCAGCCCTTCTGCGCAGAGTGCAGGATCGCCAGGACAATGGATGGTTACCTTGAGCGCTTCACGCATCATCCGACGTACTTCACCTTCGCAGGCGATCTTGGCTTCTTCGGCATTCTGGCAACGTCGGCGCAGGGTCTTGAAGGGCGCGATACCGCTTTCGACAATACGTTCCTTGCCTGCGGCGGCGTCCCACCAACTCATTTTGCAACCCTGGTATTTCGCCCTCGCGGTTTCATCAAGGGTCGCGGAAATGAAGCCGTGATCGTCCGGACGGTTGTTTGTCGTCACCGACAGTCGCACGTTCGGCAAGACCTTGCCCGACAGCGATTTCGCCTGACCACGCCGCGCCAGCACGTACAGTTCGTTGACCGGTTTGGCCACTGCGTCATGAATCCAGGCCAGACGCGTCAGGAAGCCCATGTCGGTTTCATTGGACTGGTCGATATGGTCGATCTTGATCAGTGCCAGATCCGGGGCGACCCTCGGAGAAAACCCGTGCCGCGAGGTCAACTGGCGGAACAGTGCGCCGAGGGTAGTCGGCCCGTGACTAGCGGATCGCCGCTGTTTAAATCCGCTTTGGTCCCTGGCGCTGAAGGGGGCAGCCGTGGCCACCAGTGTCAGGCGCAAGGGAAACAGGGTCGGTGTGCGGCGGGTGATGACAAATTCGCCTTTGTCGACCAGTCCCGTCTCACGATAGCCAACCCGCAAGCCAATTTTTCCGTCGAGGCTCGGCAGGCCTGGCAGGCCTTCCAGATCAAGGGTCAGGGACAATTGATCGGATTCGATGCCCGCCGCATCGATGTGCTGCCAACTGAGCAATCGTTCGTTGAGCAGGGCCGCGTTGGCCCCATAGATTTCCACGGCCGGAGTGAATCCAAGTGTCATGTCGCCTCCTCAATCCCAAGCTGAAACCGGCGCTGCAACCATGGGTTGACGGTCCAGTTCGGGCAGGTTCACCGACACGCCGGCCGGGAGCACCGCGGACTGCTCAGTCAACATCGGATTCAGGCCCCAGAGCGCCTCCTCTGCGCCATCATCGCTGCGCCCGGTTTCTCGATACAGCAACACGTTCACCGAATCACCGGCAATACTTCTGACTCTACGCATTGGTGTACTCCGCCAATTCAATCGTCCAATCGATGACCATCGCCGTGCCGTCATCGATCACCAGGCTTTGGTTCTCGGTCAGGTTGTTGATTCGCCACAACCCCCAATTTCGACCAATGCCATCAACCAGCGGCAACGGCACCCGCAAGGCTTGCAAGGCACGCAACTCGTCGAGGCGGTTCATCGCCAGGGCATACATCGACTTGCCGCCGATGACCAGGGTTTGCAGACCTTGGCCAGTCTGGCTGGACTTGGGTTTGCTGGTGAGAATGTCGATGTTTGCCCAGCCACCATCCGATTTGCGCTGCAAGGTGCTGTAGGCAAAGTTTCTGGACAGGCCGAATATGAAATTACCCAGGATCATCTGCTGCTTCATCAAGCCGCTCCATCTGTCAGGGCCGTGTCACGTCGTGTGGCTAGTGCGTTGGCCGGCATAAGTTGACCCAATTGTCCCAGCGTCGTCTGCACCACCAGATTCGCCAGCTCCTTGGCGCTGGCGAGGTCCTGGCCATTGATCTGGATGGTGGAGTTGAACGTGATAGGTTGGTTGTCTGCGCGGGTGTTGGTCAGATCCTTGCTGACTTGTGCCGGAGCCTCAAGGCGGTTGACCAGGGCGCCGAGCTTTTCGCCCAGCATCGAACCGAGTTCAGAACCGGCAAAACCTCCCAGCAAACCGCCGATTGCGGTGCCCACGCCAGGAAGAATCAGTGTGCCGAGTGCCGCTCCCGCGCTCGCCCCGGCATAGGACCCGGCCAACGTTCCGGCAGATGAGACAACCGTTTTGGTGTCACCTTGGGCGATCCCCTGTGCGATGCCGATACCGGCATCGAGTACCCGCAAGGGTTGTGCCCGTTTGGCGAGAAAGGAGCCGGCCGCCGCCGCTTTACTTTGCAGCGGGATGGCATGCGCAGAGCCCGTGAGCGTCACAAGGCTCTGAGCCTGGGTCATTGCGGGACTTATCGAGCGAGGATGCACTTCGACGTTACTTATCACCGGATTCCTGGCGTTGAGCAGAACCCTGGAATCCCTGGAATCCCTGGTTTCCCTGACGCTCCTCGATACCCTCGATTCCTTGGATTCCCTGGATTCCTTGAACTCCTTGGATTCCCTGGAATGGTCAGGATCCTTGAAAGGGCTCAGCCGGTTCTTTTTGCCGCGTGTCCTCTCTTTCTTCTTGTCTGAGCCGCCCTCCCTGGGCTGCGGACTTTCTCCCTTGCGGCTTTTCTCGGGAGGAGACTTCTCGCCTGGAGCGCCATCGCGATCATCCTCAGCCACCAGTTTTCCCAAACCAAAAGGCAGGCGCGGCGCTCCACGCTTGAGGATTTTTTTGGCGACATTGGTGAACGCTTCGTCGACCACCGCTTCCAACATCTTGGATGCGATGGAATACAACCCGACCGCGACAGCCGCAAGCCCGGTGGCTATTTTAGGATTCTCTTCGGCAAACGAGCTCAACTTATCAATCTGGGTGCTGAGCCCGTCGGAAAAGTCCGGTGTCACCGCGTCACGCAATCGATCCAGACTCGCATCCATCGCATCCATCGCATCCGCAGATGCTGGGGCGCGGCTCTTCGGAGCTTCAGCGGCTTGAGACGTCTCCAGCGTTTTGCCAATGCTTTTATCCTTGGCAGGCAATGCCAAGGGCGACGCGGTTTGATGCTCTATCGGCGTGTGTATCAGCGACCTCAGATCACAGCTGCAGGGCTGGTTTTGCTCTTTGATTACCATCGCCAACCGTGGCGAATCAGAAGATGAGCGTGAGCCAATATCGGCGCTGAGTGTCGATGGCGATTCATGGTGAGCATTCGGGCTCCCCGCAAACGCTTTGAGTTGCGAACGAGGAGAGGACAACACTGCCGTTAGCGACGCCAATGCCTCACCGAGTTTGCCCTGCCCCGTCGTCAACAAACGGATGTCGAGACTGACGATGTTCAACGCCATGCCGAGCTGCGCCACTGACCCCTTGAAACCAATGACCCCGAAGGGTTCTGATGCGATATCGACTGTCGGTAGTTCGAAACTGTTCAGCTTCGCATCGATCGTCGAGTACTTGCTGTCTGCCATGCCGCTCTACTCCTGTTTCACGCCAAGGCGAGTGATCGCTATGTCGTAGCGGCGCAACGCCTTTTCGACGTCCCATTCCAGAATTTCCGACTCACTTACCGGGTAAATGAGCGGCACCACATCGAGGATCACTTCGATGTCGCGTTCCGAAAGAAGGCCGCCGGTTGGTTTAAAAAATCGTCGATGCGCACCTGCAATTGCGTCCAATCGGGCACGGTCAACTGGGCCAGGTCGGGAAGCATCAGGCCAGCGCAATGGGCGGTAATGAACTCGGCGCGTTCCTTGGCGGTCTTGAGCTTTTTCATCGCTTTGGTGGCACGCAGTACCGGCATTTCCAGGGTCAGCTCGGTCAGCGTGCGACCGGCCACAGCGAGCGGTTGCAGCAATTGCACTTGATCCGGATCAATGCCCGGATCGTCCTGCGCAAGCGGCTGCAGAAAGAACGAGGCCGGGCGTGTCGACATTTCGTGCACGTACTGAGCAATGCTGACGTAGTCAGGACGTTTGAGTTGGTCGAGTTCCTTTACTGACAAACCGGTGGCTAGCAGAGCCAGCTCAAAGAACTGATCGTCCTCATCATCACCGGCGCGGGCCAGCGCCTCTTTTTGGGCGGCGTAGTACAGGGGTTTGAGCTGGATCTGTTCGATGTGCGATCCGTTGTCACCGGTAATTGGCGACAACAGTTCGTGTGTGGGAGGTGTCCAGGACATGTCTGAAATTCCTTTTTGATGCGTGGCGGGATGTCGCGTAGGGCCACAATCCTTGTGGGAGCCAGCCTGCTGGCGATTGCGATGTGTCAGTCGATGTCAGTGTCGACTGGCACGCGTCATCGCGAGCTGGCTGGCTCCTACAGGTTATGTGGGTGGTTGGGGGGGTTAAGGCAGCAACACCGCACGACGCGCGTCGCCGAGAATGTCGACACCGTTGAGCACGAACTTCTGCGTGCGCACGTCGATGTCGATCACCGAGACGCCGTTTTCCAGACGGTTGTAGGTGCGGCAGGACAGCTCCAGCGTGGTGGTGGGTTTTTCACCCATCTTCAGCGCGGTTTCCGTCAGCGACTTCAACTTGCCGCCGACCGTGTGATAGGTGAACCAGGTGTTTGCGTCCTGATCCTGACCACCTTCACGGACGTTCAAGAGAATGTCGTCGCCCAGCTTCACACCCAATGCCAGCATGATTTCCGGCCCCAGGCCTTGCAGCTTGAGCGAAGCGCCGAGGACTTTGCCACCCTTGGCCATTTCCTCGCCGATGAAACGACCGCCACGCATCTCGTCCATTTCGAACTCGATCTTCGGCGGGGTGAACTCTTCGACCGTCGCCGACAACGGCAGGCCTTGCAGGGTGGCCGCGATGGCCTGTCTTACGCGGTTGGTAAAC